TCCAGTACTCAATGAAGAGTCTGCTGGTTCTATTAAAGATCATCATCGTAAGGCTGTTACAGCCGTGGTTCTAGAGAACCAAGAAAAAGCATTGCGTGAGCAAAGAGCTCAAGAACAAGGTTTCATTACTGAAGCTGCACCAGCTAACGCTACTAGCAGCATCGGAACATGGGATCCAGTATTGATCTCACTTGTTAGACGTGCAATGCCTAACCTTATTGCATATGACGTTTGTGGTGTACAGCCAATGACTGGCCCCACAGGCTTAATATTCGCAATGAAATCACGATATCAGAGCGGTTCAACTTCATCAAGAGAAGCTCTCTTTAACGAAGCTGAAACAAGATTCTCTGGTGACTCTGCTGGTACTCATGACTCTGATAATGTTTCAGGTCTAGAAGGTATCTCAGATGGTGACGGAGACGGTACTATTGCTGACTCTGACATCTCTGCAGCACACGCTGCTGGCGGTATGAGTACTTTCAATGCTGAGTCATTAGGTCAAAGCGGATATTCTGCTTTCAACCAAATGGGCTTTACCATTGAGAAGCAAACCGTTACTGCAAAATCAAGAGCACTAAGAGCTGACTACAGCTTAGAACTTGCTCAAGACCTTAAAGCTATACACGGCCTAGACGCTGAGACAGAGCTTGCTAACATTCTTTCTACTGAAATCCTTGCTGAAATCAATAGAGAAGTTATCAGAACTCTTAACTCTCAAGCTAAACTAGGTGCTACTACTGCTAACGTCGCAATTGATGGTATATTCAATATGTCATCAGACGCTGATGGTAGATGGTCAGCTGAAAAATTCAAGGGTCTTGTAGTTCAGTTGGATCGTGAAGCTAACCAAATTGCTAAAGATACACGTAGAGGAAAAGGTAACGTAGTTATCTGTTCATCAGACGTTGCTACTGCTTTAGCTGCTTCTGGTATGCTTGACTACACACCAGCTATGAGCACAGCTCTTAACGTTGATGATACTGGTAATACTTTTGCTGGTACATTAAACGGTCGCATTAAAGTCTATATTGACCCATATGCTACTGCAGACTATGCTAACGTTGGCTTCAAAGGAACTAATCCTTATGACGCTGGCGTGTTCTACTGCCCATATGTTCCATTACAAATGGTCAGAGCAGTTGCTGAAGATACCTTCCAACCAAGAATTGGTTTCAAAACCAGATATGGTATGGTATCAAACCCATTCGTAGGTTCAACACCTGCAGATGGTCTAGCTGCTGTTAGAACTAACCAATATTATCGCATATTCCGCGTTGATAATATCTTAACCTAATTTAGGTATAGATATTTGATACCGAGTATACGGTAAAAGGTATAGAGAGGGGGTCGAAAGATCCCCTCTTTAAAATTTAAACACACACAAACACAGGAGACAAAAATGTCACAACCAAAATCAGGGTTCGAAATCCGAGCCGATCTATTATCACAAGCCCAAGATATGTTAACTGCTAATATTGATAGAGAATATCAAACAGTTTTTGAATGGAACTCTCACAATCCAGGAAACGAAAAAGAGCTTCCATTAAGAACTATTAATGCAGAAGATGTTATTGCTGTTGCAAAACAATTAAATGAGTTTGTGAACGAGAAGTAAAAACATATAAATAGTCTATATGGCATATAAGACTAATAAAGTAACTACTAAATCCGCTAGTGTTGATAGAATAAGCACTATTAGCTTACTTCAACCTACCGGATTTAGAGTAATAATCGATAGAGAAAATTATCCTAATTTTGAGTTTTATGCTCAATCTGTTGCACATCCTGGCGTCGATGTAAATCCTGCTACTGCAGCATTCAGTAGAGCAGACGTATTCTTTCCAGGAGATAAACTTACTTTTCCACCAGTAAACTTTACTGTAATCATGGATGAAAATATGTCTTCATATACAGAAATGTGGAATTGGTGTAAGAGAATGGTTGAAAAACCAAGCAAGGATAAAAGAACTCTTAATGATGCAACCAATATTCCTTTAATGGGAGATATAACAGTAATAGTGTTATCTAGTCACAATAATCAAAACAAGCAAATCAAATATTACGGAGCATTTCCAACCAATTTAAGTACTGTATCTTTAGAAGCAGCAACAGGAGATGTTCCTGCTATTACATACACAGTCGATTTTAGGTTTGATTACTGGGACATAATTTGATGTACTTATACCACTCACTGTGGTATAATAATATAATATGAATCTACAACAATTACTCGAAGAGTGGGAAAACGATTGTAAAATCGACAAGATGCGTCTTGATGAAACATCATTAAGTACACCTATATTACACGCTAAATATTTAAAGCTTCTATCTGAAGCTAAACTTCAACTTAAGCGAACAGAAAACGATCAAAAAAATTTATTGAAAGATAAATGGCTTTGGTATAATGGCAAATTATCTCAAGAAGAAATTATTGCCAAAGGGTGGAATCCAGATCCTTTTAATGGATTAAAAGTATTAAAAGGCGAAATGGAACATTATTATGAATCTGATCCTGAACTTCAGCAATCTGAAGAAAAAATAACTTACTTCAAAACTGTAATAGATACTTTAAATGAAATCGTAAGTACATTAAATTGGCGACATCAGAACATAAAGAATATTATAGAATGGAGAAAATTCGAGAGTGGCGGATAATTTAGAAATTACGCTCAAAAATAATAGTATGTTGTTTGTTGATTGTGAACCTGGCGTAAGCCAAGAACTATCAGAACATTTCTCATTCTTTGCACCTGGTTATAAATTCCAACCTCTATACCGTAAAAAATTATGGGATGGAAAAATTCGTTTATTCAATAGACTTACAAACGAATTAAATGCGGGCTTGTATCTTAAACTAAAAGACTTTTGTATGAATCGTAATTATACTCTCACTATGAGAGAAGACGATACGTATGGATTACCTAATACAAAGAATGAAGTTAATCACCTAGAATTAATGAAATATATTAATAAACTCAATCTTCCATGGGAGATACGAGATTATCAATATGATGCGGTTGCTTATGGTATCATGCATAAAAGAGGTGTATTACAATCGCCTACAGGTTCAGGAAAATCTTTAATCATTTATACTCTATTACGTTGGTACTTAGACAACCACGACGAAAACATTCTCGTTGTTGTTCCGACGACGTCGCTCGTCGAGCAGATGTTTAATGATTTTAAATCTTATGGATTTGATGCAGATAATGAGTGCCATATCATTTATTCTGGTAAAGATAAAGTAACAGACAAACGAGTGATTATATCTACGTGGCAGTCAATATACAAACTAAAGAAGGATTGGTTTGAACAATTTGGATGTGTATTTGGTGATGAGTGTCATGGATTTAAAGCTAAGTCATTATCCTCAATTATGAATAAGTGCACTGAAGCGCAATATCGTTATGGAACAACAGGTACACTTGATGGAACTCAAGTAAATAGATTAGTACTCACAGGATTATTTGGTCCTGTTAAAAAAGTTATAACAACAAAAGACTTACAAGAAAATAAAACATTAGCAGATCTCGATATAAAGATTATTATGTTAAAATATAGTAAAGAATTGAGGCAAGACTTTGGAAATAGAACATATCAAGAAGAGATCGATTGGATTGTACAACACGAACCTCGTAATAAGTTTATAACAAACTTAGCAACAACACAGAAAGGTAATACTCTTGTACTCTTTCAATATGTTGAAAAGCATGGTAAAGTACTATTTGATATGATTGAAGATAAATCAAAGAACAAAGTATTTTACGTATCAGGAGAAACAGATACTTCTGATCGAGAAGCTATACGTAAAATTATTGAAAAACAGAAGAATGCAATCGTCATCGCGTCGCTCGGGACATTTAGCACAGGTATAAATATTAAAAACCTTCATAATATTATATTTGCCTCACCTTCAAAATCACAAATCAGAGTATTACAAAGTATTGGTAGAGGATTGAGAAAGAGCGATGATGGACGCGATACAACATTGTACGATATAGCAGATGAATTACATTGGCACAGTCGACAAAACTTTACACTCCAACACTGTGCCGAAAGAGTAAAGATATATAATAAAGAACAATTTAAACATAAGATCTACGAAGTACAAATATGAAAGACATAAGACAACTAAAACTTATCAACGGTGAAGAAATAATTTGCGAAGTCGTAGATGAAAATTTTGACGTCAATTGCGATGGATTTG